CTTCACTAACGTCTATCTTTTTTCTTCAGTTCGTTTGCAATCCACTGTTTTGCCTGTGGTTTAGAAGGTTTTCTTACAATGATACCACGAATACGTTTGAATACTTTTGCAAATATATCTTCACCAGCATCATTGTTGTCTACAATAATAAAGTTTCTAGAACCAAACAACTGTTGAAAACCACCAATATTTTTCTGTACTTGACTCCACATCTCTGCGACAGCTTTCTCTGGTAGTGTTCTTGTTCTTTCTTTATTTCTTTGTTGTGCAATTTCTAGTGAAGTATTTGCAAATATCATCATAGTTTCGTAACCAAGTTGGTCTAGTAACTTCTTCTGTCTACCAATCTTGTTTAGGTCTTTTCCAGTACCATCAATGACAATACCTAACCTACCATCAACCCAAGAATCTCTTCGCAACTTGGTTAATCGTTTTGATTTTGCTCGTATCTCTTGACCCTCATCTGAAAAGATATCTTCTGGTTTACCTATGTCAAGTCCTGCTTTTTCTAGGTCTTTCTCATAGATATCATCTGAATTTAATATCTTCAGACCAAGACCACCAGTACTTCTTTTGACAACATAGGACTTACCAGACCCAGGCCCGCCTGCAAGAAATATTGCGTTAAATATGTTGGGGTCGTAAACTCCCTCTTGTAATTGTTGGAATGTCTTCATTTTTTATCTTTCGTAACAACTCTTTTATGTATTTATGTTCTTCTGGTTTCATTTCTTCTATCGTCCTAACTTGTCTCTGTAGGTTATTAAATTTTCTCATTTTAAGTTTTGTTTTACTTGTCATGTCATTTCCTTTGTTAGAGTTTTAGATTTTCATGATATAGAGTTGTTTCTCCTTTCCTATACTTCAATCGTTTCAGCAGAGCCTGTCTCTGTTTGACCAACACCTTGACTTGGAAGAACGTCACCGATTTTTGAATCTCTTGCAACTTCCATTAGTACTCTATGTTTACTTTCTCTTGACCTAATAAAAATGTGTCTTAATTTCATAACAATGTAAGTTCCAGACAAACTATCATCTTCTATCTTATCTACTGTAGTAGATGTTGCACCTATTTCAAGGTTCACTTTGTCACCGACTTGTATGAATGTTTGTCCAGGCACTTCGATATTTAAAACAGTACCATTTGCAAATTGTTTCGCTCTTGATGTTTTACGCTGAATTGTTTGGTGATAATTGTCACTTTGGTATGGGTAGTTTTCTCCTTCAGAAAAAGATTGTCCATAAGAAGTTGAAGTTACATATAATCGTGCATCTTCTTGTTCTGATAACGACTTGCCTGTTTCTGGGTCTACCGATTGGGATATGATAGGTCTACTTTCACTATCATCTGGGTGTATATCGTTAGAAAAATTTGATAGATAGTCAAACTTGTAATTATCTATTTTCTTATTATATACATCGTGGGTTATAAGTTTGGAACTTATCATACCATTATTTATATTATTCATGGTGTCTTTTTTCTGGACTCTTTGAAATTTTACTAAAGTTTCCATAGTTAACTTTGCGTCAGTTGCCTTAGATTCGTTCAATTCAGAACCAATGTGTTCACGAAAATAGAATTTGATAGGCTCATTACACAGACCATCAAAGGTTCTAAAATGATATCCTTTAGTTGTTTCAAAAAAAAGATAAGATGGGGATGAGTTGTTGGATGCAGAATTTGATATTGTTGTCAAATATTGTATACACTTGAATGGTCTATAGTTGGGGAAAACAACTTTCGCTAGGTTTGCAGATGATTCTTTATACAGTTTTTTCTTACTCCTAAGATAGAACTCATCTCTTAATATCTTCTCTACAATATCAGTCGTTGTTCCTTTGTATGACTGAGATACCCTACTGGTCTGATTTCTAAAAGTCTCTATAGAACAGAACTGTAAAGAAACAATCTGTGCGTTTTCTCCAACACCTTCTTGTGTATTGATTTTATGTATTAACAACGGAGTGAGAGTGTAATCAATTGTAGTTTCTGGTTTAGGGCTTGTCTGTGGTGTGAGTAATTTGAGTAACAATCTCTCCTCACCAATGATTGGTAAGTTCATTACAATGTTCGTAGTGTCTTTTATGATGATACTTCCAGTGATAGTATTACTGTAGATATGTTCATAAAAGTTGATTGTTTCTACTGTATCTGTTAGGTCAAATTGTTTACCAGTTGTAGATATAATACTACATTCATCAATTAGAAATTCGCCTGCATACTGGAGTTCTGATTGTGACATTAAATACTCTCATTCAATTTCTTTTCAAATTCCTTTACAAACCCACCCATATATTGTGGTTGTATAAGTCGTATTTGTCTTCTTTGTTCTTGTAATCTATCTTCATAGGTATAATTACTGATTGCAGTTGCACTAGGATAGTCAGTAGTATTCATTCCAATATCTATTACAAGTTCAGTATTACCAGATGTTTGACTTATTTCGTAGTGATGTATTCCTTGAGGATTTGCATATTTGTCTTTCATAAACTCTTCAAACTTCTGTACACTCATAGGCCATTGAGTATAGTAATCAATGACATCGTTCACAACTAGTATTGTCCAGTGAAGTTCTGGGTCATCATAATATTTGTGTGCAATCATCTCTGGAGTTTCACCATCTTTTACATTGTAATAATCAAAATTTAAAATATTTTCTTTTACAGAGTCAATAAGTTTTACTCTGGATATAATATCCGTCATCACTTTATATTTACCATCTGCATTTGCATCGTAATATATTTTTGGAAATTTCTCAAAGTAAGACATATTAGTGACCCATTGCGACTTTTTCTCTAGTCATAATTTCTAGTTCTTTGAATGTTAAATCTATTTGTGTCTCTACTGGTGGAGCACCCCTACCATCAGCAGATGGTCTATAAAATTGCACTCTTTCACCACCATAGGTTATATTGCAAGATGTTAATACACACTCACCTATCTTATGAAGATAACCATTAGGTTGACCCATTGCATAACAAAACTGTATCTCAAATGTTGCAGGCACGTTGAATACTCTTGATGTATTCATATCACCAGCAAAACTAGGTGACATATAGAACCTAAACATCTCTGCAATTTTTCTTACGTTTATTGCCTCACCTTCAGACTTAGGCATCATCTTGAATGAAAACGAAAACTCTCGTCTATTGATACCTTGAAATATCATTTCCATTCTATTGTTAAATACTTTACCAGATGCAATCTGAGCTGCAGTCGCAGTAGTTCCCCCTGCTGTTTTTGCAGCCCCAGTAAAAAAGTCTACTACATCTTGTCCAAAATTAGTATTTTTAAATGCACCTTTTATATCACCTTGTACAACAGATTTTCCTGCCTCTGTAACAGAACTAGCAAACGCACCCATTTCTGTTTCACCATAATTCATTTGAGTACCCACTGAAACTGTTGCAGGCATATACAACGCAATACTACTTTCAGTTCTTTTTCTAGGAACTCTTCGTACACTTAGCGTGGAGTTTGCACCACCAGAACTTGAGTATCCAGCACCACCACCCATTTTTGCAAAGTTTGGATGATGACTTCTCTGTGATATTTTACCACCACCAGTATCATAACTCATCTTTGCATTTACTTGTTCTTTCATAAAGAACTGCACATAGTGTCCTTGGTCTACACTACCCAAATCCTCTGGGTATGCAATCGCCTCACCCCTAAATGGGTTATTGAGTTTTGCATAGGAACTCTGGTCAACACCACCCCTATTACTGGAGTTTAATCCACTACCACCACCTAATGCTTTATTGATGTGTTGAGTAATTCTGTTTGTTGCACGATTGATTGCAACATTCTTTATCTCGTTTAAAAAACCTCTAATCATCTTTATAAATATCCTTGTAAATATTTAGGTAAATTATCATGGCATATCGTGGAAAATACTTTCCTTCAAATACTAAAAAATACAAAGGTGACCCTTCAAATATTATTTATCGTTCTTTGTGGGAAAGGAAGTTCATGGTCTATTGTGACCGAAATGAGAAAATAGTAGAGTGGGGTTCTGAAGAATTCTTTATACCCTATCGTTCTCCATTAGATGGTAAGATACATAGATACTTCCCAGATTTTTATGTTAAGGTTAAAACACCAAGGGGTATGAAAAAATGGATAGTTGAGGTCAAACCAAAGGCTCAGACTAAACCACCAAAGATACCCAAAAGAAAAACATCAAGATATATAACAGAAGTTCGTAACTATGCAGTCAACGATGCAAAGTGGAAAAATGCAACTGAGTATTGTAAAGATAGAGATATGGAGTTTATCATCATAACAGAAGATGAACTTGGTGTATAAATATTTACATGACACCAGAAGAAATAAATGATATGACACAAAAAGTTGTTGAAAATTTAGAAAAGGTTTATGACCCAGAGATACCTAGTGTTTCTGTTTTACACCTTGGACTAATATATGATATTGAAATAGTTAAAAAGGTTGTTACCATAACACATACATTAACAAGTGCGTTCTGTCCTATGGCTGATGAAATTAGTGACAATATCAAACAGGCAGGACTTAACAACACTGGTGCAGAAGATTGTATAGTTAACTGTACATTTTCTCCACCATTCAGTATGGACATGGTGCCTGAAGAAACAAAACTTGCAATGGGTTGGTTATAATGGCAGAAGAAACATATTTCGATAAAATATCAAAACAGATAAAAACTGGAAACGAACCCTTTAGATGGTATCGTAATCGTATTAAGGAACTTGGTACTCCTAATACAGCAGAACTTCTACGTTCTGGTAAACTTGCAAAACGTCCTCATGAGGGTTTTCTAAATATGTACATATATGACCCAAAATTGAAAAACAAATTACCATACTATGACACGTTCCCTTTAATTATGTATTTGAAACCAGCAGAAAAAGGTTTCTATGGATTGAATTTTCATTATCTACCATATGCACTAAGAGCGAGATTACTAGATGCAGCTGGACAAGATAAATTGAATGTAAATGATGTTGTTAAGAGTAGATTGACAAAACCAACAATCAAAAGGTATTTGTTTGGATATTTAAGGTCAATGTGTTTAAGAATAGAACCAGAGGATAATTTAACTGCAATTATGTTACCAGTACAACGATTTAAGAAGGCAGGAGAGAATACAGTCTGGGGTGATTCAAGGAAGATGATTTAATGTCAAAATTTAATTTTTCAAATGTTTTGGGTGGTGCAGTTTTTGGTTCACTTAATGCGTTCCTATCACATAATGCGTCAAGAGATGGATATTCCAAACCGAATAGATATGAGGTTATGATTTACTTACCAGCAGGAGTTACAAATGGTTCTGCACAAGGTGCTGGTGAATCTGCAACAAATGTAAGAGGTCTTAAAAATAATGAGGCATCTAGAAGAGTATCATTTCGTTGTGACTCAATCGCAATCCCAGGCAGAAACCTAAGAACACAAGTAAATGGTAATATATACGGCCCACCTCATGAGATAGTGCAAGGTATTACATTTGGTGAACTACAAGCAACATTTTACCTTGGAAACGATTTAGGTGAGAGATACTTCTTTGAGGAGTGGCAAAAGACCACATACAATCCATCAACTTACAATATAAACTATTATAAAGAATATGTTGGTAGACTTGAGATTTACCAATTAAACGAAAAAGATGAGAGAACATATGGTTGTCGTTTACTAGAAGTGTTCCCTAAAACAATTTCCCAGATTGATTACGGACATGGTAACAGTAATGCAATTAATAAAATTACAGTCGGTTTTATGTATAGAAACTGGGAAAACATTGCGACTGATGAAAAGAAAGAAAATCTAGAAGGTAAACTTCAAGATATACTATCGAATTCTATTTTACGACAAGTACAAACTAGAATTCCAAATGTTTTGAGGCGATTATTTTAATTATTAATAGGAGAATATAATATGGCTTTACCAAAGTTGAACAACCCAACATACGAGATGGTTGTACCTTCCACACAAGAAAAAGTATCTTATCGTCCTTTTCTAGTAAAGGAACAGAAAATACTTATGATGGCCCAAGAGTCAGAAGACCCAGCGATGATGACAAGAACAGTTTGTCAATTAGTTGAAAATTGTGTTGGTGGAATACAAGATGCAATGAAACTTCCTACATTTGACGTAGAATATATGTTCATGCAACTGAGGTCAGTATCAGTTGGTTCTGAAGTAGAACTAATGATGTTGTGTCCAGATGATGAAACAACAAAAGTACCAGTATCAATAAATATTGGTGATATTAAAGTATCTGCATTGAATGAACATAATACCACTGTTATGATAACAGATAAGATAGGGATGACATTTAGATACCCTAATATGACTGATGTTGCTAGATACGCAAAAGATGATATGTCAAATGTCGAAATTACATTTGGTATTATACAAGATTGTTTAGTCAATGTTTTTGATGAAAATAGTGTATATGATGAAATGAATCCAAAAGAACTCCAAGAGTTTGTTGAGTCTATGACTACGGAACAATTTAGTGGTGTTCAAGGTTTCTTTGATACGATGCCCAAACTTCGACATGAAATTGAATATGAAAATCCAAATACGAAAGTGATGAATAAAACTGTACTTGAGGGGATGCAAAGTTTTTTAGTGTAGCCCTTTCTCATGAGAGTCTTGCAAGTTATTACAAGTCTAATTTTACAATGATGCAACACTATAAGTATAGTTTAACAGAATTAGATGGTATGATACCTTGGGAAAGGGAAATATATTTGGGATTATTAAAACAATATATTGAAGAAGAAGCAGAAAGAGCGAGACAAAGAGAGAGGAAATAATATGGCTGTTGAAGTAACTGTTGACCCAGAGGTCGCAAAAAAAGATACTAATGGTGATGGTCACATTTCAAAACAAGAAATGGAGATGGATTTGGAATTTAAAAGAAAAGAACTTGAGGATGCAGATGCTCGTAGAGATGCAATGCGAAAGATGACATGGTTTGCGTTGATGGGTATGTTACTATATCCACTAGGAATTCTGGTTACATCTATATTGGGATATGAGGGAACTGCAAAGATTATTGGTGATATTGCACCGACATACTTTGTTGCAATCTCAGCGTTAGTTGCCGCCTACTTTGGTGCAAATGCATATGTAGATAAGAAGAAATAAAATGGCAGAGAGTTTGAACCTAAAAGAATCTGCAAAAGAACTTAGACTTGCAACTGCACAGTTGAGAGATTTCAATCAGTCTGCTGGTGTGGAGATTGCAAAAACAGTTGGTAATGATTTAAAGAAGGGTGTCATTGACCCTTTCACTCAATCTTTTGCACAGATACCAGGCGTTGCAACTCTTGGTTCTGTAGGTAAAACTCTATTTAATAAAACATTCTCTGCAATCAAAGAAAGACGAGAGAGAGAGTTGTTACGACAACAACTTGGTATTTCTAAAAGAGAATTTAAACAACTGGAAGTGCAAAAGAAAGTTACAGATGCACAAAAAAAGTTTGCAGACAATATAAAAAAGGGTGCAGATAATCTTTTAGGTCTTGATACTAAGACTTTTAATTTTGCAGCTGGACGTTTTATTGATGACAAGAAAAAATTTACTACAATAGAAAAAATAGTAGAAAATAATCAGAAAGCGATAGATAAACAACAGAAACAATTTGATAGGTCAGAGTCTTTTAAGTCTAGAGAAGCTGCTGAAGAAGCAAGAAGAGATAGAAAAGAAGAAGAAAGAACTAACATATTCCAAGATATTGCGGCTGGTATTAAGGGTCTTGCAAAAGGTGCTGTAAATGCAACAAAGGCAACTGGTGGGTTTTTAAGTAAAGCACTTGATACCTTATTCTTACCATTAGGTGTAGTTGGTTCTATTATAGGTGCATTTATTGGTGGGTTTGTAAAACAAATAAAGAATGATTTTGGGCCTCTTTTCAAAACTCTAGGTAATATGTTTCGTGGTCTGAAGTTAAGAATTAGTAGTGTAATTGCACCACCATTCAGAAAATTGTTTGGTGAGAAAGGGCCTTTCGGTGCGTTCTTTAAATTTCTAGGTGAAACAGTTGGTAAAATCAAAACTAGTTTTACAACTGCAAAAGATGGTCTATCTAAAAATTTGTTTATTAGAGGGATTGCAAAAGTTGGTCAAACGATTAAAGGACTTGCACAAGGTGTATTTGGTATATTTTCAAATGTTATTGGAAGACTAAGAGAGGCAGGAGCGATTGCAAAAAATCTACCAATCATAAAAACTATAACACAATTTGCAGCTGGTTTTGGTGCAGTATTAGGTAAATTATTCTTACCTATCACAATTGTCATAGGTGCGTTTGACCTTATCACTGGGTTCATAGATGGTTGGAAAGAATCAGAGGGAAAGAATGTTTTCTCAAGATTTGTAGAAGGTGTTGGTGGTGCTCTATCAAAACTAATTGGTAATCTGATTGGTATTCCTCTTGATTTATTGAAAAAGGGTGTTGCATTTATATTAGGTAAAATGGGATTTGAAAACGCAGAAGAAACTCTAAACTCATTTAGTTTTACAGATATAATTAAAAAGATTATAAAAGCACCATTCACACTTATATCAACTGTTGCAAATAAAATAGTTGATATGTTTAAGAATTTTAGTATCAAAGAAAGTTTAAGTGAATTAAAGGCATATATCAGTGACCTTGCACCAAGATTTTTTAAAAGATTACTTCGTGGAATATTACCAGCACCAGACTTTCTAAAGTTTGAAATACCAAGTAATAAAGCAACTGAGTTTTTTGGTCTTGCTGGTAAAGGTGGTGATTTCAATCCTATTCCTAAAGGTGTATATAAATTTGCTGGTATAAACTATGATACTGGAGAGATAGAAGGGCCTAAACCTTCTTCTCAACAAACTCTTGATTTAGGAAGAGCAGGATTACAAGATGATTTCTTCAAAGCACGAAAAGAAGGTGACATTGAAAGAATGGAAGAATTGATTAGAGAAGCAGAAGAACAAAGACAGAATAATATTGTAATCAATAACGCATACAATAATCAAGACCAGAGTCAAAACTCAAGTAGTCCTACTTTGTTTAATGATAATATTTCAGATGTTGGAGCACCAGCAGGAGCATATGTGATGGGGCCTAGTTAGTGATTATCTAACTCATACTTCTTTCTAATATTGTTCTGAATTCTTTGGTTCACTCTGACAACAACTACAATTAATCCCAGACATACCCAAACTGTATTATATGCATCCCAAGGAACAAATAGATGATAGTAAAGGTCTACCATCTTGGATTGATAAGTCCTCTAGTTTCAAGGAATAGATATGCAAAAAATCCAATGAAACCTACAGTAACCACAACTAAAAATATAAGTGCAATCATCTCTAATATTTTACGTCTACGTTCCTCTTGGTCGTAGATTAATTTCTGTCGTTTTTTACGAATGTCTGCTTCTGTCTGTAAAAGTTCTTGCCATGCACTTGGGCCTCTAGTAAAAGATATTATCTGTTTCAACTCTTCTCTCATATCTTCTGCTTTTTTCTTCGCCATGAGTGTTTGCAATGCCTCCTCTTCCACCGAACCAGCTGCAAATAGTTTTTTAAACAGTGGTGGTTTTCTATTATATTCTTCTGATTTTTTGATATCGGATACTGCACCCATCCATCTGGATAAGTCTCCTGCCATACCTTCAATATCTCGGCCTGCGGCGAAACCAGATTTTATTGCATTGAAGGCGGCCGTTGCAGTTGCAACCGCTGTTACTGGGTCAATCATTATTCTACCTCTCTCACTTAGGTATCACACCATTGGTTACAACTATTTATAAGAAATAAAAAAAGGGAGTAGAAAAATCTACTCCCTCTTTCACCTTACCTAACCTTGGGTATGGACGGACTTATTAAGTAGTCACCCTTATTCCTTAGCGAGTTTTTGGAAGTAAGACATTGTGTCTTCATCATCCTCTTCTACACTTGGAATAATTGGTTGTGGTTCTGATTTGAACTGTGGTGTTTCCACAACATCTTCATCTACCATAGAGGCCGCAGATGCAGTAACAGTTCCAGAGAGAACATCATCAAGACGTTTCTTCAACTCATCATATGATTTGAAAGAAGTCGGTGCATGGAACTCTTGTAATGAATACTGAGTTTTCCATATTGCGTCAAGTTTCTCGTCACTGTCTGCAAGTGGGGTCACACTATCAAAGTCAGACTTATCATAGTTCCAGAAACCATCAACCTTGCGAATCTTCAGTTTGAAGTTCGCACCTTCCCAGAAATCAAATGGATTAATTGGTGTTTCACCTTCAAACTCTGGTTGCATCGCTGCCATAATCTTATCAAAGATTTTCTTACCATAACGAAATAGAAACACTTTCCCTTCATTTTCTGGGTGTTTTGGGTCGGATACTACATAGATGTTTGAGTAGTATTCCAACTTTCTCTTTTGCTTTCTTGCAAGTTCTTTATCTGATTCAAGACCAGTATTCCACAACGCAGAGTTATGTTCTGATACTGGGTCAGATTTATTCACAGTAGTTAGTGAGTTTTCAATATACCATTTACCAGTAGAACCTTGAAATGCGTGTTTGAACATTTTTACCCAAGGTAGTTCTTCACCATTTGGTGCAGGCAGAAAACGTATAATCGCTTGACCAGTACCAGATTTATCTAGTTCTGGTTTCCACAACCTTTCGTCTACATATGATTTCTTTTCTTGAGGGGCACTTTCTGATTGAACTTGTGCAAGAAGTTTGTCCAAAGTATTGGACTTTCGTAATGTACTTACTGACATATTATTTCTCCGTATGTTATCGTATGTTAATTTATTCTCAAGTTTTTCATAATATAATAGTATTTATAATACCACAACTTAACGCATTTGTCAAGTCGATTTTCGTAATTCTACCCATGAATATGGAAAGAATTCTGCACCAAATCTATCAATCTGATATGCAATTTGTCTAGTTTCCCATTGTGTATCTTTTGCACAACGCAGATTACACACT